AAAAAACCGCTAGTCCTAAGAATAGCGGTTTAATCATGTTTTTAAGCTACTAATGTAGTCGCTCTATTATTTAAGAGTAACTGAATTCTACTATATAAATAGGAAGAGATAAGATAAAAGACTTACCAAATAAGACTTTATACGTCATAAACTACATATATTTTTTACCGTAAAAATACAAAAGTTTACACCTTATGCCCCTTTTTTGCCCCTTGTTTTTATTTTTAACAAAATACCGTTTTTGACAATAATGTCCTACATCCGCCCTCCCTATTCTTCAAGAAACCGCTTTTTTGAACAATAGGATTGTAATTCCTGTTTCTAATCGTTCAAAATGCGTGTTTTTGCAAAATAGAAATACAAACTCTAATTTTGTTAACGTCAACAAAATTGGCAACCAAGCGCTTTATAAAGCTATTTGTTGATGTCAACAAGTCAATTTCAGAGCAAAATAAAAATATTCAAGCGAAAAGAACGCTCCTAAACCCCTATATATAAAGATTTTTCAAGACTTTCAAGCGATTATCAAGCGTATTTAAGAGCAAACAAAAAAACCGCAAGCCTGAGCCTGCGGTGAAAGAACATTTTAGAAATTTTCCTTTCATTTTATTTTTTTGGAATTTTAAATAAAAAAAGGAGCATTTAAGCTCCCTCCTTTGAAATAACGGACACTTGGCTGGTCGGTGTACCCAGCATCTCAGATACCTTTTTCAAGGTGCGGCAGGAACCTTTCTGCCCTCAAATGTCTTTCGTTAATGTTATTCTAGCACTAACTGCTTTTTTTGTCAAGCTTTCTCAATCTACCAGACTTAATACGATTTTGTAACTTGAAATCTTGTAAGCGATACATGGTCGGAACATAAAAGAAATCGCCACTTTTATGTAACTTGATGGCAACTAGAACATTATCATCAAATCTTTTTACATATTCAAAACTAGCGTCTTTCTCTCGTGGATTGACCCCAACGAAATCTGGACTTCTTAGTATGAGTTCCAAGTCTTCAATATGATGGATCACATCATTATGATGGCGTTTCAACATATGGCTTCTTAAACCTTCTTTGTTGACCTTGATTTCACTTGCTTCAAGAACAATATTAAAAATTTCTTTTACTTCATCGGTAACCTGACCGATTTTTTCATGTTCCATAATTTCCTCCGTTACTTCATAACTATTATATCACATTTTATTTTGTCGTAATAAGCCCATCAGGTTCAACAGTGAACTCTGGCTTGTCTGCCATTGATCCGTCTGGGTTGATGTAGTACCAGCCTTGACCTGCTCTGACGAATTCATTAGATACCATGTTTCCGCCCTTGCTGTCGAGATAGTACCATGTATCCTTGTACTTGACCCATCCTGTCTTCATGGCACCTTCTACGTCGAAATAGTACCACTTCTCAGTGATTTTCTTCCAACCTGTCGCCATTTCTCCTGAGCCGTCGAAGTAGTACCAGTTGCCGTCTGTGTGCTTCTTCCAGCGGTCTGCAAGCATGTAGCCTAAACCGTCGAAGTAATACCAGGTGCCGTCAATCTTTTCAAACTTGTCTTTTGGATAAGAGCCGTCTGAGTGTACGTACCAGTAGCCAGTATCGTTTTTCTTCCAACTTTCTTCAATGCTCAAGCCGTTCTCAATGTCGTGTTTAAACTGTTCACGGCTGATGCCCCATTTTGCCAGATAAGGATAAGGGTCAACGTGGTCTGAATGGTTGTCGGGTTGGTTATTCGTACAGTATTCATGCGTTTTGATACCTGCTAGGTCGTCTGTATCGAGCGTTTTTGGCAAGCCTGCTTCGTCCGCAAGATTTCGCAAAAGCGGAACGTATAACCTATAATCACGGTCGAATTCTTCTTGTGTCTTATGGCTTTCAATCAATTCAACTGCTGCATAGGTCTCAGCATTCCAACCGCCCCCAACATCCCACGATCCGTTGTTTACAGGCCCGACCTGCATAACACGACCATTTCCGACTACATGAGAAAAGAACCCAAGTTCAGGGTCCTTTCTATAGTGATAGTCAGCTTCATTTTGTACCGTTGAGTTACGGTTTCCAGTTGAGTGGGCGTGTACTTGTCGATAAGGCTGCACCCCAACCTGTGGCAAATCCGTGCGTAGTCTGCTTGTATCGATATCCATGCCTATTCCTCACTTGGTTTCTTGTATTCTAGCGCTCGTGTGCTGTCTGTAATTCCGCTTGTAGTCGGGTCATTGACCAAACCGATTGCAGTCAAGAACACGAATACCGCATTAACAAGCAGAATCAACTTGTTGCCGATATCACCCAAATCCAGATGATATCCAAAGACTGCTGCACCAGCTTGCAAGACAAGCAATAAGGCTGGGATTGCAGTCAGCCAAAAGAATTTATTTTGTAATCGTAATTTCCAGTTAATCATGTTTTTCCTTTCTATTATGGCAATATTGCTGGCCAAGGTTCGTCTGTCAAGTATGAGATGGTACTCACACGGATATCAGTAACATCTTTACTTGTTGGAATATTTTCATTAAACGTAAAGTGAATGAAGTTTGAATCTGATTTACCGCCAACATAAAAAATTCCATATGGCGCCCCACGGTCATCAAATATGTTACCTATAAGTGAACTCTCACTTCTGAACCCTTCTGGAATTTTATCTGGTTGTAAAACACGTACTCCTCTAGTTCCATTTTGACCTACGTAACCAACACCACCACGCCTAACTATTCCAAACAGCCCTCTATCAAGCCCACCGAATTGATAAGTAACTAGATTGTTAACACGTCTGATTTTCACGAATGAATTACCAAACTTTGAAACTGAATCAAGTGTCCTCCATCCAGTATCACCAATCAGAACCTTCCAGCCCGTGTTACCATTTCCGCTCTCTTTAATCCATTTCAGAGCGCCATTCGTGGCATTGACATCTACATAGGTCGTACCGATTTCGGCTGTGATACGGCCTTCTGGTGAGCCTGTGCCACGAATTTCAACACCTACGTTTTCAGGTATCGGAAGAGTGACATTATTACCCCCAGCGATGCTGAGGGTATTTCCTGCCAAGGTCAGTCTTGGTTCAGGCTTTTGATTCAGTACCTTCACATCACTAGCAACCGTCTCAAACTTGCGCTCAAGCCCTCTCAAGCTCTCTTGAGTTTCGGTTACTTGGGTTTGCACATCTTCTGGCGCAGGACTCCAGTCAGTAGCTAGAGTACCTTTTTCGAATTTAATCCTACGCACGGAATAGCTATTGTTTCCACCGTAATCGTATAAGGCCATTTCTCCCCTAGAATAACGAGGGTCATCGTTTGGGAAGATAACTGGACCTGTGAACGTGAACCGTTGCCATTCTTTGCTTGGAGTGATGTCTGCACTAGCTTTCAGACCGAAGCGGTTATTTTGATAGTGATAAAAATGTAGAGGACGAATTTCGCCACCTTCATTGATTTTTAAATCAAACGATAAAGTCCAAGTCTCCCCGACATTTTCTTGTGAAAGATATGGATGCAAAGGAAACGAAAAGAAACGCGTACTTGTTCTAATCTTCTCAGAATCTCGATAGTAGTTCCGACCGCCGACCTGCACTTTCGCAAGTGTCTTCGTAAGGCCGTTAATACCTTGTTCTACCTCTGATTTTGTCGCAAGACTGTTCATCTGAGTAGCGATACGATCAATAGCCTCTGTATTGGCCGAAATCTTTGTTTGAGAGTTTGCGGTTTGCGTCTTGATATCCTTGATATCTGTACCAATAGCTGTTGCTAGATTTTCAAGGTTATTCATGGCCATCACGCTTTCGCTGCGTTATAGGTTGCTACCAGGTCAACATTGGCAAATTCATCAATACGACGACCGAGGTCAGCTAATTTTTGCACGACTGCGCCTTCAGTGCTACCACTCAATTTAGCGATTTCCTCAGCGATTTCTTTAAGAGTGTCAAGATTTTCAGGGACACCCTCGCCCAAAATATCATTCTTGACTGCGGTTTTGGCCTGCTCGATAGCCTGCATTAACGTAGCGTTGTCAATCTTTGTACTGATCAACTGCATCATTACCTTGTTATCTGCTCCCAATGCGGAAGCGAATGCAATCAGTTTACTTGTATCCATTATTTCACACCTTTCCTAAATTGTAGTACATGAGTAAATCAGGGATTTCCTGACCCGCTCCAACTTCGCTAAGCTGTTTTTTTACTTCTTCAGCGATATCCAGCTCCTTAAGAGCATGGACTTCCTCTGTGACCAATTCTTTATCTGAAGCCACTATCTTGATATGCGTCTCTTTGTCACTTGGGAAAATATACCCACCGGCGCTAATCTCTAAGCGATATTTTCCGATTGGCAAGATAGTGTCCAGATTAAAATTCACGCTTGAGTTCGTGACAGCTACCCTCTTCTTCCATTGGTACTTGCCCATAGTCAGACTAACGACCGCCACATCACCCTCAAGAGAGGGGATGACTCGATAATCTTCGTCTAAGAGGACAAATCCAAAGGTAGAAGCCACATCACCCTGTTTGATAAGGTAACCGCCATCCACTTGAGCAAGATTGGTCGTATTGAGATTATAGACCATTCTGCGCCCCTTTCTCATCTTCGACTAAGATGTCATCTCTAATCTGCAACGCTTCAAAATTGTTGTACAAGTGGTCAATGTAGCCATTCCCACCCAAAGCTTTGTAGCTATTGTGCATGTTCTCCACTACATAGAACTCATCCTTAGTAGTAAAACCACGACGGATAGCCCTGCGAATATCACGATCAAGGCGCATCCTCATCGTAACAAGGTGCGCATCGTCGTGTAGTTTTAGCTTTGCCTGTACTTCGTCAATTTTGGTGTTGTTCTCGTCAGCAGTAATCTGGACATCTTTGATTTGTTTCTTAACATCATTCAATTCTGAAATGATTTGGTCTGTCTGTTCCTTGGTCTTCTTCGGCATTTTATATCCTAACCAAGCCACGACAATCGGCGTGGCAACTGGTAGCACGTTCATAAAGAAATGCTCTGTTGATTGTAAGACGTCCATAAATCACCTCTATTCTTTAGGTTCGTACTTCCATGCTGTGCCTGTTCCGTCCATTTCAAGGCGACCATTTCGGGCAAAGTCGCTGACTGGTTCGCCATTGTAAGTAAATTCCTTGTTCAACTGAACCAAGATACGCTTGCCTTCTCCGTCTACCTCAACATGCGCGGGATCTTCAAGAGTAATCAAGTCATGTGCCATGTAGCGTTTACCAACTTCAGCAAGTGGAATCAACTCAACCAATTCCTTGTAGTTGGTTCCATAGGCGATTGTCTTGCCTGCTACGGCATTTAAAACGACCGCATGGATGATTTTACCATAGCGGTCTGTTTCTTCTTGGTTATGCTTAACTGCTTGGTCTGTCGCCGTCTGTTTCGCTTCTGTCTGAGCCAGCTTCTGTTCAGCTTCTTGCAGTTTAGCTTGCGCTTGCACGATGGCGCTAGTTGGGTCAAGCTCAGTGCGGATATGGTCCAGCACTGCTTGAACCAAGGTCGCTTCATTGTCCTGCGTATGGTCGCCTGGCAACTCGCATTGCTCATAGCTATAGCGTCCGTTGTTTTCCATCTTAATTGCGACAACTGTCACATTTTCTGTACCTTTAAGATATGGTTTAATTGCTACTTCGTAATTCATTAGTTAGTTCCTTTCATTTTAGCTTGTGTTTCTTCAAATAGCTCTTTTAGAGCTGGGTCATATTCTAGGACCTCTTTCATCGTATGTAGCTCACTTGCTGCATACAAATAAAGAGCCTCATTCTTAGCTGATTCTTGCTCACTGACTGCTAGTTTTTTAGTCAGTGAATCAAGTGTTAACTGATTTACTACTGCATCCATGTTGTTATTCATGCTATTGTTTTCTCCATTTTTCTATTTTTTGATTTAACTCTTGAATGGCCTTGATTAAGTAAGGCACTAAAGCGGTATAGTCTATATGCAGATAGCCATCTGGATTCTCAGGATCTCGTGAGACAATTCTTGGAACAATGGTTTCAACCTCTTGAGCTATTAGACCGATTTCCTCATGTTTCTTACTTTCGATGAAATCAAATGCAACCATTCTTAATCTGTTGATTTTGTTCAAGGCTTTCACAGCTGTATCTGTGATGTTCTCTTTTAAGCGTCTGTCTGATTTTTGGTCCATCCAATACTTCACGCTACCACTACCGACCTGATTCCACCAAACAACCGCATTCCTTCCACCTTTAGGATTCCAACCATCACCAAAGACGTCTTTCTCTCCAAGTTCGATACCATTTGAAAACACAGGAGAACGAGAAAAAGTAGTAGTCCCATAAAAGTTTGCTCTCGATGAATTCGAAAAATCCACTTGATCATAAAAACCGACTTCATTCCTACAGTACATTTTGCCATCGGTATTGACGTTCCATGCTTTAGGTCCGGCATAGTTCCAATTATTTCCCCAGTTCGCCCAGAAAGCTGTCCGGACTCCATAACCGGCACCATTACCCATACCAACCGAAAACTGATTGACACCAGAAATCCAGCGACCGCCACCCTGGTCAAATTGACCAAGTGTAAATCCACCGATTCGGCCTTGATAGGCTTCCAGGAATGTTGAACTAGAAACAACCGACTCGACTTTTGTCGCAAAAATCTGTTTAGAAGTTAGTTTGTCAATAAAAGCTTCATTTGCAATCATTTTCCCAATAAACGCATCATCAAATCTCACTTTATCGGCCGTGACCGCTTCAGCGTCTAATATCTTAGTCGTGACCGAACCAGATTCAAAATTGGCCGTTTTCAGCTTATCAACCATAGCCGACTTGATAACTGCATTATCAATTAAGGTCTCGCCAGTTATGTGAAATGTTTTTCCTATAAATCTATTGCGACCGTCAGCACCAAGATTAATTCCAGAGATGATATCTCCAGCTGAGTTGATGTTCTGAACGGACCATGAGTCAGCAAGTTGTCTTTGAACAGTTTTCAGACCTTCATTTTTTGCCACCTCAACCTGAAATAGCTGATTGGTCATGGCCATGCGAGCAACCTTATCCGCAATCCCGTTTTCAGTATTGCCTAAAATCCGCTCATAAAGCTGACTGGTTTCTTTGACACGCTGGAAGTCAGTAGTCTCTACTTTTTGTGCTAGTTGATTGGTCACATTCGCAAATTGGCTGTCAGCATTATCCTTGTTTGTAGCGACCTGAGTCTTTAAATTTGAAATCTGATTATCTGTGCCTTGTTTGTTACTGTTTATCCGATTTGAAAGATTTGAAATCTGAGTAGTGGTTCCTTGCTCACTGCTTGTAAGTCTATTTGATAGACCACTGATTTGACCGCCCACATCTTGCTTATAAGTAGTTATCTGACTTGAAATATCCGTGAACTTACCATCTACCGATTGACGATAGCTTGCGATTTGACTAGCGATTTCTTTATTCGCACTAGTTTTAACAGCTTCAATCTTCTGATTGATACCCTTCACATCTTCTTGATAAGTCGTTTTGCCTACATAGTCCTTCGCAACAAGCTCACGTAAAGCCGTCGCTTGTTTTGCGCTTTCCTCACGAGTGTAACTCTGTAAAGCTTCCTGTCGCTGACCGTCTTTATTGACATATTCCTGAATAGCTGATAAGTCCGTTCTCAATCCCTGAGCTGTCCGTTCAAAAGTAGCCTTAGCTTCTGTGATGAGGCCCTCAGTGTCTTCGAGAGCTGGGCTCCAGTCAGTAGCTAGAGTGCCTTTTTCAAGTTTAATCCTACGCACAGAATAGTTATTATTTCCAGCGTAGTCATACAAAGCCATCTCTCCCCTTGAATAACGAGGGTCGTCGTTCGGAAAGATAACTGGACCCGTGAATGTGAAACGTTGCCAGTCCTTGCTTGGAGTGATATCTGCACTAGCTTTAAGACCGAACCTGTTGCTTTGGTAATGATAAAAATGTAGAGGACGAATCTCGCCCCCTTCGTTAATTTTTAGATCAAATGATAAAGTCCAAGTCTCCCCGACATTTTCTTGTGAAAGATATGGATGCAAAGGAAACGAAAAGAAACGCGTACTTGTGCGAATCTTCTCAGAGTCTCGATAGTAATTTCTACCACCGACCCGTAAGTTTGAAAATTCTTCTCGCAATTTCCCAGCTTCAGCCACAACCAAGGTCTTGTCTGCCTTGTCCTTGGTTGCGTTCAGGATTTCTTGACGGATAGAGCCAGCCTGCACCTCAAATTCAGCCATGCTCAATTTCTGGTCCAGCTTGTTCTGCGTGTCTGTCTCAAGACTCTTCACAGACTGACTAATGTTCTCAGCAGTCACGTTGAGTGCGCTGATATCCGCTTTGGTTCTGAGGCCTTCAGTCAAACTTCTCACACCAGCATCTAGCGAATCAGCACGCTGTCTGAAGTTGGATTCAACTGTTGAAAGCTGTCCTTCTATATCTTCGAGAGCTAGACTCCAGTCTGTCGCAACATTGCCTTTTTCAAGTTTAATCCTACGCACAGAATAGTTATTATTTCCAGCGTAGTCATACAAAGCCATCTCTCCCCTTGAATAACGAGGGTCGTCGTTCGGAAAGATAACTGGACCTGTGAACGTGAACCTTTGCCATTCTTTGTTTGGAGTGATGTCTGCACTAGCTTTCAGACCGAATCGATTTGTTTGGTAATGATAAAAATGTAGAGGACGAATCTCACCACCGTCGTTGATTTTTAGATCAAACGATAGAGTCCAAATTTCCCCGACATTTTCTTGTGAAAGATATGGATGCAAAGGAAACGAAAAGAAACGTGTACTTGTTCGAATCTTCTCGGAGTCTCGATAATAGTTCCTGCCACCGACTTTAACACTTGCTATCTTACTAGCCAGCTCCTCGGCTGTCTGTGTGAGTTCTGACTTGCTGGCCTTACCATTAGCCAAGTTGGTCAGTTCTGACAGTCTGCGAGTCGTAGTCTCTTCATACGTCGCTTGCGCTGACTTCACACCAGCCAACTCATTCTTGGTCTTGTTAAGTGCTTCAACTTGCTTGGCAATCTCAGCTTCGGCCTGTACTTGCTTCAGTCGAATATCGTTCGTGATAGTCTGTTTCAGAGCGTCCAAGTCACCCGACAGAGCCGTCTGAGCGCTCGTGGCCTGTGACTTGAATGCTTCAAGTTTGGCAATTGAGTCCATCCCAATCTGCTTGGCTTCCTGAGCAAGAGAACTACTTGCACCAGCCTTTTTCAATGCTTCTTCAGCCTTACGTTTGGCTTCTTTCAATGGCCCATTGTCGAAGCTGTCGAAGCGCTGATTGATAGTGTCAGACAGTTCTTGCTTGACTTCTTCAGCCTTGGCCTTGGCAAGTTCGATACCGTCATCTATCTCTTTTTTACGCTTTTTGAACTCAGCTTCAAAGGCTGCGTCTGCTGCTTCAATCTGTGCTTGAATTTTTGCTTCAATGCCATCTTGTTGCTTAATCTGCTTGGTAATCGTCCCCTCGTAAGAATACTGAGTATCGTTTCCAGATTTACTATCTGCACTGATACGACCTCTCAGACCACCTTTAAAAGTAAAGCTCTGACTTAACACAGGAACTTTAAAAGTCTCTTTCTTATTGGTTTGAATGGTTACCCACTGCCCGACCTCAAGCAGTAAATGCCCTTGGTAGTTGAGGTTATACGGGTAATAAGTTAGGTTTTTCAGTTTGTAATACAGGTCATTTAAAGCGCTCTGAGTCATGAAGACATTATCCAGTTCCAAAGACCGACCTGTCTTCATACCGACCGTCAGAGACTTCTTGTCCGTCTTACAAGTGATACCAGCTATCTGATACTCAATCTCACTCTTGGTTAAACCATGTAGGAAGTAACTATCTGCGTTAATCGTGATATTTGACTCAGTTAAATCACGGATTTCCATCTTGCCTTCTCGGTTGAAGAAACAAGACATCCCAATCATCTGAGTCATAGCGCTCAGCATATCCCTGAATGAAAGTTTCTTGCCTTCAGGAACTTGCTCGACATGATAGCGCATAGCGCTGATTCCGAAATAGTCATTTGCTAACTCAATGCCTGTTTTTAGGCAGATTTCCTGAATAACCTCTCGTACTTCAGCTGGGAAATGCAAGTCTGTCACATACTCACGATTGAGCTTAAACATACCGTCCATGAGCTCCAGCGTGGTAGTGTTTCGGTTTCGGTCAATCTCAATATCGTTGATGAAGTATTCCCCCATCTTAACCCA